TAGCGATTGGGAAGCTCAATCAATGGGATTTGGAATGGCACAAACACTACCTCCTAAGTTCTCTGACTTTATGTTAGCTCATGTAGCTGCTGAAGTTGCTCAATCAAATGAGTTGAACATTTGGAAAGGTGATACTGGTGCTGCTTCAAACAACGCTTATGATGGATTTGAGAAGTTGTTAGCTGCTGATGCTGGAGTTGTAGACGTTGCCGCAGTAGGTGGTGGTCTTGATGCTGCAAACATCATAGCTGAATTAGGAAAAGTTGTTGATGCAATTCCTTCTGCTTTATATGGCAAAGAAGATTTGTTTATCTACATCGGTTCAGCTGCTGCTAAGTTCTATGTTCAAGCATTAGGAGGATTTGCTGCTAGTGGTCTTGGAGCTAATGGTGTGAACAATATGGGAACACAATGGTGGAACAACGGAAGTTTGACTGTTAACGGAGTTAAAATCTTTGTTTGTCCAGGTATGTCTGCCAACAAGATGGTAGCTGCTCAAAGAAGCAACTTGTACTTCGGTACTGGACTTCTTAATGATAATCAAGAAGTAAGAGTTCTTGATATGCAAGATTTGGATGGCTCACAGAATGTTCGCATGGTAATGCGGTATACTGCAGGGGTACAATTCGGTGTTGCGGAAGATATAGTTCTTTACGCATAATATTAAACATTAACATAAAAGAGGGTAGGTGGATTTTACTACCTACCCTTTTTTTTTAAAAAATAAATAACTATGGCTTGTGCAATAACATCAGGAAGAAAAGTCCCTTGCAAATCAGCATTTGGAGGTATCAAAACAGTTTACTTCTGTAACTACGGAGATGCTACTATTACGTTGGATGCAACTACTGACGAAGTTGAAACTATCGCTATGACTGGCGATACAAAATTTTATCAATACGATGTAAAAGGAAATTCTAGCCTTGAAACTACAATAACTAGTTCAAGAGACAATGGAACAACTTTTTACACTCAAACATTAAATTTGATTTTACCTTATTTAGACAACTTAACTAAGAACGAAGTTCAGTTGTTAGCTGCTGGTAGACCTCAAATGATAGTGGAAGATTATTATGGAAATAGATTCTTCTGTGGATATGAAAATGGTATGGACTTAACTGGTGGCACTATCGTAACTGGTGCTGCTGCTGGAGACCTATCAGGATTTACATTGACAATGGAAGGAATGGAAGAATTTGCTCCATTTTTCTTAGAGTCTGCGCTTACTATTACTGTTGGTACTCAGATTGACCCAACATCTGCCGCAGTACCTCAACCTTAATATTTAAATATATTAAAATCAAGACCCTACTTCGGTAGGGTTTTTTTTGCTTTATACTTTTACAAATTCACTTAATTCTGTCGTTATATAAGTATGATTGTATTAAAAACATCAGCAACTGCTCAAACACTTAAAGTAATACCTAGACAATATGATAGTGTATTTAAGATGTCAGTTCGTGATGATTCTACAAATGTTACTGTAGAATACGATGTCAATAGTGCAACAATATCAGGAAATTATTATACGTTTGATAATGTATTTTCTCCTGCTTTAGTCGAGGGACATTTTTATGATTTAGAGCTATATGCTGCCTACGACTTTTGGAATTTAAACTACTCTTTATGGCAGAATTATGATGTCTTATGGCAAGAAGATGCAGGATTTAAAGGGATAATATACAAAGACAGAATATTTTGTACTGACCAAGATATCGAGCAATTTGAAAATGATTACTATCAACTTAATGAAGGTCAATATACACCTAGCACATCAGGAAATAATGACTACATTGTAATGTTATGAAGAATAAAAGAACAAGAAATAAATTAGGACAATTCACAACAGAATCAAAAGTTTCTGAATATGGATTTGTAAACCTAAGCACTTACACTAGTCCTGAGATTAAGGAAGTTAAAAACAAGGGATGGGTAGAATACGGAGCAGACAATGACTATTTTCAGTTCCTTATAGACAGATACAATGGTAGTCCTACCAATAACGCTGCAATCAACGGAATCAGTCAAGCTATCTATGGTAAAGGTCTAAACGCTACAGACTCAAACAGAAAGCCAAACGAATATGCTCAGATGATTTCTTTGTTTCACAAGGATTGTGTCAGAAAACTATGCTATGATTTGAAGCTAATGGGTCAATGTGCCATGCAAGTAATATATTCTAAAGACAGAAGTAAAATTGCACAAGTAGAACATTTTCCTATTGAAACATTAAGAGCAGAAAAAGCAGATGAAAAAGGCGAAGTCCCAGCATATTACTATTTTAAAGATTGGTCTAAGATAAAACCAAGCGATAAGCCAAGAAGAATACCAGCTTTTGGTAAGTCTAAAGAAAATATAGAAATTATGTACGTTCAACCATATCGTGCAGGATTCTATTACTATTCTCCTGTTGATTATCAGGGTGGATTACAATATGCCGAACTAGAGGAAGAAATTTCTAATTTTCATTTGAATAACATTATGAATGGATTAAGTCCATCAATGCTTATTAATTTTAATAATGGTACACCTAATCAAGAAGAAAGACAATTAATAGAAAATAAAATTGCAAATAAATTTTCAGGAACTTCTAATGCTGGTAAATTTATTCTTGCTTTTAACGACAATCCAGAAGCAAAAGCAGATATAACACCTATTCAGTTGTCGGATGCGCACAATCAATACCAATTCCTATCAGACGAATCTTCTAAAAAGATAATGGTAGCTCATAGGATTGTCAGCCCAATGCTATTAGGTATTAAAGATGGTACAGGATTAGGCAATAATGCAGATGAAATTAAGACTGCATCTCTTTTAATGGATAACACAGTTATTAGACCTTTTCAAGAGCTTTTAATTGATTCTTTTGACAAACTACTTGCATACAATGAAATCTCCTTAAACTTATATTTTACGACCTTACAACCATTAGAATTTACAGAAGTAGATTCTGAGGTACAAGATGAGGAAACCATCGAAGAAGAAACAGGAGTTGAGATGGAAACTGAGTTAAAAAAACCTTGTAGAGCTGGATATGAGCAATATGGAATGAAAATTAAATATGGAAAAAAAGTTCCTAATTGTGTTCCTATTAAAAATAGTGAAGATATCAAGCTAAAAGAAATTGATGGAGAAACTGTTTACAAGACACAAGAAGAAGCGGAAGCTGCTGCTCTAGAAAAAGGATGTAAAGGCTATCACGAACATGAAGAAGATGGTATTATTTGGTTTATGCCTTGTGAATCACATGATGATGTAAAAAGACCTGAGTTATCTGATGATTTAGGACACGAAATTCTTCATTCTCTTAAAGGAGAGAAAATGAGCAAAGAATGGGTAGAAGTAGATGTTCTTGATGAAGATGAAAAGATATCTGATGAAGATTGGGCAAATATCTGTATCAAGGAAAAGAAAAGCCTACTTAGAAAATTAGCTGATGAAATATATTCTAAAAATGATGGTAGTGCTTTTAGTTACTTAGATAGCAAAAACTACAAGATTAGATATAAATACGCAGTAGGTTCTACAAAACCAAGCAAAACACAAAGAGAATTTTGCTCTAATATGATGAGATTATCTCGTGATGGTGTTGTGTATCGCTTAGAAGATATAGATAGAGCTTCAAGGGATGGTGTTAACAAGCAACTTGGACACAAGGGCAGACCTTATGACCTATTTAAATTTAAGGGAGGCATTTATTGCCGCCACAAATGGGTTAGAGTTTTGTATAGACTAGAAAGTAACACAGAACCATCTGAAAATCTTGATGCTTATAAAAGGACAAGAACTATACCTAAGAGTTATATTAAGAATCCAAGAGGTACAAAAGACTCAATGATTGCACCAGTAAATATGCCAAATCAAGGCGCATACCCTAAATAGAAATTATGGCTACAAAATTATTCATAAATCGTACTGACCTTGTTAGAAATTCCATAATGGATGGGAATATTTCGACAGATAAATTTATTCAATTTATTAAGTTGTCGCAGGAAATACACATACAGAATTATATGGGTACAGAGCTATATAATGAGGTCTTAGGACTTATCCCAACGGATATAGACCTACCAGCTAACGCAAAGTTTAAAACGCTTCTAGTCGATTATATTCAACCAATGTTAATTTGGTTTGCACAGGTAGACTATCTTCCTTTTGCAGCTTACCAAGTACGCAATGGAGGTGTTTATAAGCACTCTGCTGAAAATTCAGAATCTGTAAGCAAGAACGAAGTCGATTATTTAGTAGAAAAAGCAAGAACAAACGCAGAATGGTACACAAGAAGGTTTATTGATTATATGGCATTTAATCAAGCTCAGTTTCCTAATTATAATACGAATAGTGATTCTGACATATATCCTTCACATGATGCTACATTTAATGGATGGGTTTTATGAGCTACAAACCAAAACAAATTAATATCAAGAAACTAGAAGTATTCCTAAAGAAAAAAGAAAAAAACACTCAAAAAAAGAATTATGGCAAGTCTATTTAACACTAAAATCTCCGATACTTATGTTGGTCTAATTAAGACATTAGACACAACTGCTATTACTGCTACTCTTAAAGAG